GCAAGAGAGTTAACAACTCTGCAGTCTATACTGCAAAATCAGATTGAAAAGTTTGGGCAGCACTTCTTTAAAGAAGGCGCAAAAGTAATACCAGGAAATATTGGATATAGTCAAATATATTACTGCGTACAGTTAGAGAATACATATCAAGGCGTTCCAGTATCAGCATATGCTGATCAGTTAGTAGGAACAAAAATTACAGGGCAGACTTCTGGGGTAACTGCTTTTGTTGATAGTGTTTTGCTGCCTGAAGATTCCGAAAGAGGTAACTTAACACTTTACATTAACTATCTTACTTCAAGCACTGGAAATAATTCTACTCAAACATTTTTTGATGGTGAATTGTTGACGTGTAATGAAGTAATAACTTCTGGATTACTTGGAAACACCACGATAGCTGCAGGGTCTCCTCTTGCATCTACTTTAACTAATGCCGCAACTGCGACTGGATCTTCTTTCCAAATTGAAAACGGTATTTATTTTATTCGTGGAAATTTTGTAAATGTTGATAGAGAAAACCTCCTTCTTGACCAATACGGAACAACTCCAAGTTACAGAATTGGTCTGTTTGTTAATGAAGAGATTGTTAATGCAGATTTAGACGAAACTCTTAACGATAATTCTCAGGGATTTAATAACTATGCAGCACCGGGTGCTGATAGACTTAGAATCTCTACAAGTCTTTTTAAGAAACCTCTTGATGATTTTAATGACGATAACTTTATCCTGCTTGCTACAGTAATTAATGGAGTTCTTCAAACTCAACAAAAGAAGAAAAAGAACTATGGTGGAGTATTTTATGATGATCTTACTGATGTTCTTGCAAGAAGAACGTTTGATGAATCAGGACACTATTTTGTAAAACCGTTTGATATCACTGTAGTCAACTCTTTGAATGATGGTCTTGGAAACGGTGGTATATTTGAAACAGGACAGTTTACTCCCAGTGGAACAACTCCAACAGAAGATCTAGCTCTTTATAAGATTGCTCCTGGAAAGGCATACGTTAAAGGATATGAAATTGAAACTTTAAATGCAAAATATCTTGATGTAGATAAACCAAGAACAACCAAAACTATTGAGAATCAAAATATTGTTTATAATACTGGTCCAACATTAAAGATAAACAGAGTATTCAGATCACCAACGGTTGGATTTGGAACTTATGTTGTAAGTCTTAGAGATCAACGAGTTGGATCTAATCAACAAACAGCTCCTGGAAATGAAATTGGAGTCGCTAGAGTCTATGACTTTAAGTTAGAGTCTGGATCATATGATGCAGCAAATGGAGATATTAATGAATGGAATCTTGCATTATATGATGTTCAGACTAATGTAGAAATTGCTGTAAACCAGTCAACAACACTTTCTGTTCCTACTTTTGTAAAAGGTGCAAACAGTGGTGCAACTGGATTCTTGAGACATGCGGTTTCTGCTGGAACCGCAGTTACTGTTTATGAAACTGAAGGATCTTTCATTCCTTTTGAGAAACTCATCTTTAATGGTATTGAAGATGGTAGAGTTGCTGTAGCTATCACCGAACATGGTGTTGCTGACATTAAATCTGTCTATGGAATGGATGGATATGAAGGAACTCCTACAACCGTTGGCATCAATACATTTAGTGCAGACGTAATTCAGTCCACTAAGTTTAGTGCAGGTATTGCCACTGTTAGTGCTTTGTCTGGTGGTATCAGCACGGTTACTGCTAAGAATACTGATTTCCCCGGAACTCTTGTAAAAGAAAATGATCTGATTGAATATACCGACACAACTGCAGGACTCAGAAATGATCCTATTATCGCAAGAGTTGTGGGTGTTGCAACAACAACGATCACGGTAGCTGCAGTAACTGATGTTGTTGGTGTTGCTAGTGCATTTTTACCAGCAGCAACTTTAGATGTAACAGATTTAAAAGTTCTTAAGACAGATCTTGCATCTATTTCTGATTCGTCTTTATACACACCTTTAGCAAAAAGAAATATTTCTAATGTTGATATTTCCGAAGCAACATTAGTAATTAGAAAAACTTTTAGTGTTGATATTGCTAGTAATCAACTCTCCGCACAGGTAACAGCAGGAACTAATGAAACATTCTTGCAATTTGATGAAGAGAGATATCTTTTGACAAGATCTGATGGATCTACAGAAGTTCTTACTGCAGATAAGTTTGATATTGGTGCCGATGGCAAAACCTTACAAATTCGCAATTTAGGCACAGATGATACTGGTGCAACTTTGATTGCAACTCTTAATAAGACAAGTCCAAAAGCAAAGGTTAAGATTAAGAATAGAGTTAACTCTATTATTGTTGATAAATCTAAATTAGCAGGATCTGGTATTGGATCTACAACTTTAAATAATGGACTTACTTATGGAAACTATCCATTTGGAACTAGAGTTGAAGACGAAGTTATTTCTTTAAACTTCCCAGATATTATTGAAATTCATGGAATCTATGAATCTGCAGACACCTCTGCAGCTTCTGCTCCAAACATGACTCTACAGTCAATTAATAGTGCGTCAACAACTACAACAGAACTATTGGTTGGTGAGCAGATTGTTGGACAAACGAGTGGTGCAAGAGCAATCGTATCTGAAAAACTTAATGATTCTACGATCACATTTATCAATAAAACTGAAATTCCTTTTGTTGAGGGAGAAACTGTAGAGGCACAAGAGTCAAATATTGGTGCAGTAATTGCTAGTATTGGAACTCCAAGTTTTAATGTTTCTGCAAATTACAAATTCAAAAGCGGACAGGAAGAAACTTTCTATGATCATGGTCGCCTTAAAAGAAAAAAAGGAAAAACATCTCCTGCAAAACAACTAAAAATATATTTCTCTAGTGCATCTTTTGATTCTACTGATACTGGAGACGTTGTAACAGTAAATTCATATAATAATTTCGATTATGCTAATGAAATTAGAACTGTAGAAATTTACAGAAATTCTGATATTATTGATATCAGACCAAGAGTTGCTGAATATACAGTGGCTGCTGACGTAAGATCGCCTCTTGAATTCTTTGGAAGATCTTTTAATACCTCAGGTCAAACCGCCGCAAATACTTTGGCATCTGATGAGACCATTATCATGGATTATTCTTACTATCAAGGAAGAATTGATAGAGTATATTTGTCCAAGGATGGTAGATTCCAAATCATTTATGGAACTCCATCAGATGATCCACAAAGACCAGAACCAATTGATGATGCAATTGAACTTTGCACGGTGACTTTACCACCATATCTCTATGCTCCATCTGATGCAAAACTTGCATTCTTGGATTATAAGAGATATCAAATGAAAGATATCAAGAAACTTGAGGATAGAATCAAGAGTCTTGAGTATTACACTACATTATCACTGTTAGAAAAAGAAACTGCAAACTTCTTTGTTCCCGATGCAGAAGGACTGAATAGATTTAAATCAGGATTCTTCGTAGATAATTTTAATGATTTTTCTGCACAAGAAGATAGAATTAATATCAATAACGCTATCGATAGAAAGTATAATGAGTTAAGGCCAAGACACTACACTAATTCCGTAGATATGACCTTCGGACCAGTGGTTGACACTGATGCAACAGATGATGTTAATTTTGCTGCTATTGAAGGTAATAATGTAAGAAAGCAGAATGATGTTTTAACTCTTGATTATTCAGAGGTTGAATATTTGTCCCAAACTTTTGCAACTAGAACTGAAAGTGTTACTCCTTTCTTGATTAGTTTCTGGAATGGAACTCTTGAACTTACTCCTGCATCAGACAACTGGGTGGATACTGCAAGATTAGAAGCTAAAATTATTGAAACAGAAGGCAACTATGCCGAAACATTTAATAATCTCGCTGATAATGGTACTATTGATCCACAAACAGGATTCGGTCCTATCGTTTGGGATTCTTGGGAAACTAACTGGACAGGTGTTGAAGTTGTAGAGACAACTAGAACAAGAGTTATTAATAACGGTCCCGATGTTATTCATCGAGGCGACACTTGGAGGCCAGGAAGAAGAACAGATGTTGTAAATGTTACTGACCAAGTAATTGAAGAACAACTTAGAACAACCAGAGAGTTTGGCACTGTTTCTAGAAATGGTGTTAGAACCATCGTAACAGAACAGTTTGATCAAACTTCCGTTGGAGATAGAACTGTCAGTAGAGATCTCATTCCATTTATGAGATCTAGAAACGTTGAGTTTGTTGCTAAGAGAGTCAAACCACTTACTAGACTTTATGCTTTCTTTGATGGCGTTGATATTTCTAAGTATTGTGTACCAAAACTGTTAGAAATCTCTATGACATCTGGAACTTTCCAGGTTGGAGAAACAGTTGTCGGTGAAATGCAAAGAACTGGACTTGCTGAATTAAATCGTAGTGATGCAGTTGCCTCAATTAGATTTAGAGCAGCTCAATCTAATCACAGAGAGGGTGCATATGATTCTCCAACAAAAACATATCCACAGAACCCATATTCTAATATTGATTTAGCAGCAACATATTCATCAACTTCCACAATTTTGAATGTTGATACCGCGTCTCTTTCTTCAGAAGCAAGAGGAGATTTCTTCGGTCATGTTGAAGCCGGAATGGTTCTTAGAGGAAGCACAAGTGGAGCATTAGCCACAGTCACTAATGTCAGACTTATTTCCGATCTGGCTGCAGTTTTGATTGGAAGTTACTTTATTCCTGATGGCAATAATGCCAACCATCCAAGATTTGAAACAGGAACTAAGACATTTACTCTCGTAAATGATATTGATAACAATCAGGATGATGCAACAACAATCGCTGAAGAATCATTCAGTGCTGAAGGAACTCTTGAAACTGTTCAAGAAAATATTATCTCTGTTAGAAATGCAAGAGTTGAACTTAAGAATGAGTTCCAAAGCAGGAATGTTAACAGAGATCTTGGAACTGAAGTTCTAAGTTCTGAAGTTATTGGATCTAGAACCAGAAGACAAACAATTATCACTTATTATGATCCACTTGCACAATCATTCTTAGTTGAGGATGAAACTGGAGTGTTCCTCACTAGTTGTGACGTGTTCTTCAGATCTAAGGATGACATGGATATTCCAGTTGTTTTCCAACTTAGATCTATGAAGAATGGACTTCCAACTTCAAAAGTTCTTCCATTCTCTGAAATTGTTCTTGATCCAAATGATATTATTACATCTGCTGATGGATCTATTGCAACAAATGTTCAGTTTAAAGCCCCTGTTTATTTGGAAGGTGGAACTGAATATGCAATCTGTTTAGCATCCAACTCAACCAAGTACAGTGTTTACATTTCTAGAATCGGTGAGAATGATCTTTTAACAGATACCTTTATTTCTAACCAACCATATCTTGGATCTCTGTTCAAATCACAAAATGCTTCTACATGGGAACCAAGTCAGTGGGAAGATCTTAAGTTTACTCTGTATAGAGCAGACTTTATTGAAAATGGATCTGTTGAGTTCTACAGTCCTGAGCTAACTGAAGGAAACAGACAGATTCCTACTCTCCTTCCCGATCCAATTAGTCTCAATTCTAGACAAATTAGAGTTGGTCTTGGAACCACAGTGGCCGATTCTGGATATGAAATTGGCAATACCTTCTATCAACTGGGCACAAACGCCACAGGAGACCTTGTAGGCACTGCTGGATCCGCTACAGGCAACCTCTCGATCACTAATGCTGGTCTTGGACTTACACCTGCTGATGGAAGTTTTACCTTTGCTGGTGTAAACCTTGTAACTCTTACCGGTAACGGTAGAGGAGCAACGGCAGAGATTAGTGTTAATAATGGATCTATTGTTGCAAGTGGAGCAACAATCACTGCAGGTGGATCTGGATATCAAGTCGGAGATGTTCTCGGTATCACCACCATCGGTATTGCATCGATGGGTAGAAACGTCAGATTGACTGTTGCTGGAATTGGAATCACTAATGAACTTGTTCTTAATAATGTTCAAGGTGAGTTTGTCGTTGGATCTGCCAAGTCTCTTGGATACTTCACAAGTGCTGGCGCAGCTACAACGTTGAATAACGATCTCCCAGGAGCACCTGGAGGAGATGTTCAAATTTCCTCGGTAAATGTTGATAATGATGGAATGCACTTTACCGTGGACCATAAAAACCATGGTATGTATTTTACAGATAATCAGGTCAAGATTTCTGGTGTCCGTGGTGATGTTAAACCAACCACTCTTGCAGTTGAACTTCCTGCAGGTTCTACAGATGGAATCACCGTTTCAGCAGCATCTTCATTTACAACATTTGAAAATGTTGGAGTTGGAACAACTAATGTAGGTTACCTGCAGATTGGCGATGAAATCATTACCTACACTCAAGTTACCGGAAACACCATTAGTGGAACCATCACTAGAGGAACTGAACCTAGAACATATCCTGCTGGCACTCCAGTTCACAAATATGAACTTGGTGGTGTTAACTTACAGAGAATTAATAGAACCCATGACTTGAGTGATGTTACGCAAGCAGATCCATTTACGTTTGACTCCTATAAAGTCAAACTGGACATGAGCAGCACCACTGGAACTGACAGAAGCACTGATGTTGGATTCCCTAAACTTTATATGGGAACCACAAAATCTGCTGGTGGATTTGGAGTGAAGGCTACACAAAATATGCCTTTTGAAATCATCACTCCAAACGTTCAAAATCTTACTGTCTCTGGCACGTCTATTTCTGGTGAAGTTAGAACTGTTTCAAGTAAGAGTTTCAGTGGAAATGAAATTCCTTATGTTGACAAGGGATTTGAAGATATTATTATCAATAAGAAGAATTACTTTGATTCTCCAAGAATGATTGCATCTAAGATCAACGAAGATGCTAATCTCACAACGATTGAGGGTAGTAAGTCCATGAACATGAGACTGTTCCTTACATCAACTGACACTCGTATCAGTCCTGTTATTGACTCTCAGAGAGTCAGTGCAATTCTGACATCAAACAGAGTTAATAATATTATTACTGATTATGCAACTGATTCTAGAGTTGATACAGTTGATGAAGATCCAACTGGATGCCAGTATATCTCTAAAGAGATTGTTCTGGAAAATCCAGCATCTTCCCTCAAGATTATTCTTGCAGGACACCTTACTGATGTGAATGATATTAGAGCATTCTACTGTGTCAGCAACAAACCAGGACTTGAGCCAATCTTTACTCCATTCCCTGGTTACACTAATCTTAACTCTAGAGGTCAGATTATCGCTCCAGAAAATAGTAATGGTGAACCAGATGTATTTGTTCTTAAATCAAATACATATGGATATGATAGTAGAGATCTAGATTATAGAGAGTATACGTTCACTATTGATCAATTGCCATCATTCAGAACGTATAGAGTGAAATTGAATCTGACTTCTACAAGTCAGTGCTTTGTCCCAAGAGTCAAAGAGCTTAGAGTTATCGCTTTAGCATAATATGGAATTTTATGGATTAGAAGGTCATAAGGATCTCGCAAGAGATCCTGAGACAAATGCAGTCGTTAATGTCAATACCTTAGAGTATCAACAGTATCTTTCAAGACGTAACGTGAAAACTGAAAAGAATCATAAGGTACAGAACATGGAGCAAGAACTTGCTAATATGAAGGGTGACATCGATGAAATTAAGTTTTTACTAAAGGAGTTACTAAATGGATCCAAATGACATAGAACTTAGCAATCTATCAAAAAGTTTTGCCTATCAAAAACTTGCCACTCAGATAGATGAATGTGATGATCGAGATGAACTTAGAAATATTGCAAAATCTTTCATCAAATTATATTATAAACAGCAAGAAACTATTGCAGTAATAGGTATCCCAGATGGCAACTAAAACAATCACTTTTGATCCAACTTCTGGAGTTGCATATGGTCTTAATTTGACTATGTACGGTGGATCTGATTTTGAAGTTACTTTGAATGTAAAAACTACATCAAGTGGTGCCTTTGATTTAACTAATTACAGCGGGACAGGAGCTATGTCTAAGAGTGTTGCTGTTGGGGCAACACTTGGAATAACTTCTGCATTTACTGTTGGATTTACTAGTGCATATGATGGTGTAATGAAATTATCGTTGGCTGCGGTTAATACTAGAGCGACAACAGAGGGTAGATACGTTTACGATGTATTAGTAAAAGAGTCTGTTGGTGGAGGAGCAACTACATATCCTCTGGTTAGCGGCAACGTGACAGTAATTAATCCAGTATCGTCAGCACCCTAAATACACTTAGGAAACTTGTGAAATAAATGGCAAAACCAGCAAGTAGGACAGATCTAGTAAATTATTGCAAAAGGCAACTAGGGGCTCCTGTCCTGGAAATTAATATTGCTGATGAGCAAGTAGATGACTTGGTGGATGATGCTCTGCAGATATTTCATGAGCGTGATTATGATGGACTGACACAGACATTTTTAAAATATAAAATAACTCAAGCAGATATTGATAGAGGGAGAGCTAGAGGAGGAACTAATAACGCTGCTGGGATAACGACTACCACAAATACATCTACAATTGATGGTAGTACCGTAACGTTTTCTTTTGAAGAAAATAGTAATTATCTCAAAGTTCCCCCTGAAGTTCTTGGCGTAAATAAAATATTTAAATTTGATGGATCAAACACTGTAACAAATAATATGTTCAGTGTTAAGTATCAGTTGTTCCTAAACGATATCTACTATTGGGGATCGACAGAAATTTTGACCTATGCGATGACAAAACGATATCTTGAAGATATTGATTTTGCACTAAGCACTGAGAAGATGATTCGATTTAATCAAAGAACAGATAGACTTTATCTGGATATTGATTGGGGATCTATGTCAGTTGATGATTATATCATTATTGATTGCTATCGTTTGATAGATCCAGATACTCATACAAGAGTTTGGAATGATTCATTCTTAAAACGATATTTGACTGCTTTGATGAAGAGACAGTGGGGTCAGAATTTGATTAAGTTCCAAGGTGTTAAACTACCGGGTGGAATTGAATTAAATGGTCGTCAAATTTATGATGATGCGGAAAGAGAATTACAGATAATCAGGGAGCAGATGTCAAATACATATGAACTTCCCCCATACGATATGATAGGTTGATATCATGGTATTAAATCCTTTCTTTACACAAGGCACATCCTCTGAACAGAACCTTGTTCAGGATTTGATAAATGAGCAGCTCAGAACTTATGGTGTAGATATCTTTTATCTACCCAGAAAATTTATGACAGAGAATACTGTCATAAGAGAGGTTGTGCAGTCTAAATTTGACATGGCACTTCCTCTTGAAGCTTATGTTGATAACTATGATCAGTATTCTGGTGCGGGAAATATTCTTTCAAAGTTTGGAATTGAATCAAAAGATGAAGTAAGACTTATTATCTCAAGAGATAGATTTGAAAACTATATTACTCCTTTGATTGAAGATCAGGCAAATGTAAAACTATCAACTAGACCAAAGAGTGGAGATCTTATTTGGTTCCCTCTTGACGATAGAATCTATGAGATCAAAGATATTGAATATGCAAAACCATATTATCAATTACAAAATCTCTATGTTTATGAATTGTATTGCGAACTCTTCCGTCTGGAAGACGAAGTTATCGCAACCGGTATCGATGATATCGATAATAACCTTATCGGTGAAGAGTATGATGGACTTACTGATGATGGTATCAATACCATTCAGGGTCCAACACAGACACTTACCTTGGTTGGTTCTGGTGTAACAGCAACTGCAACTGCTGCTATCTTTGATGGTGGTGTTAGAGCCTTCACGATCACAAACAGAGGTGGTGGATACAGTGTTATTCCAACTGTTGGTGTTACATCAGCTCCATCTGGAGGAACGACTGCTGTTGGTATTGCCACCATGATTGGTGGAATTAATGTTTGCAACCTCAACTCAAACGCAAGTCTCAAGTCAGTTCAGGCGGTAAATGTTGTAAACTCTGGTGCTGGTTACACAATAGCTCCTGCTGTACGGTTTAGTGTTCCATCAAATCAAACTGGAAGCGGTGCTACTGCAACGACAACAATTGGTGATGGTGTTGTTGGTATCATTACCGTTACATCTGGTGGTGGAGGATATACAGAGGCACCAACAGTTACGTTTACTAATGAAGTATTTGAAACGGGTGTGACCACTGCATCTGCTGTTGCATATCCAATTGTAAGTGCTGCTGGAACTATTTCTGCAATTCACCTTTCAAACACTGGTGTTGGATATTCTGTCGCACCTACACTTGTTATTGGTAATCCAGAAAGTTCTGGTTCTGGCACATTCTCCTTTAATGAAATAGTAACAGGATCTTCTAGCGGCACAACAGCAAGAGTTAGAATTTGGAACTCTGATACTAATACTCTTGAAGTTGGAACCGTTGCTGGAGAATTTACTATCGGAGAAAATATCGTTGGATCTACATCTGGCGCATCTTATGCACTCCGTGTTGTAGATAATGAACCTGCTGATGATGGATTTGCCGATAATATCAATATTGAGACCGAGGCTGATGCAATTATCGACTTCAGCGAAAGGAACCCCTTCGGTATTCCCTAAATAAAAATATCTTAATATAAAGATATTGTAGGACTTAAAAATGTTTGAGTATTTTTACAACGAAGTTTTGAGGAGGACCATTATATCTTTTGGTACTCTTTTTAACAATATTACGATTAAGCACGAAGATTCTTCGGATAACGTTGTTAGCGTTGTAAAGATTCCTCTGGCATATGGTCCTACCCAGAAGTTTCTGGCAAGAATAAACCAGTCACCAGATCTCAACAAACCCTTTGCAATTACTTTGCCAAGGATGTCTTTTGAGTTTACTGGACTTACATATGACCCTTCTCGAAAGGTTTCTACAGTACAGAACTTCACTGTAAAAG